TCGCCTCATCAGGCTCCAAGCGTAAAAAGCGTTGGTATTACTGGGCAACTTACTGGTTCTCGTGCAGACCTCATGGTACTAGACGACATAGAAGTCCCAGGAAACAGTATGACGGAGTTGATGCGTGAAAAACTTCTTCAACTTTGCACAGAAGCCGAAAGTATCCTTACCCCCAAAAGTGATAGCCGTATTTGCTATCTCGGGACTCCTCAGACTGTTTTTACTGTTTATCGTAAGTTGGCAGAGCGTAACTACCGTCCGTTCGTTTGGCCAAGCCGATACCCAAGAAAAGACAAACTTAGTCAATACGAAGGATTACTAGCACCACAGATACAAGAAGACCTAGAACAAGGTGCTGATGAATGGGAAGTAACAGACCCTGACAGATTCGCTAACGACGACCTCCTAGAGCGTGAAGCAGCTATGGGTCGTAGCAACTACATGTTGCAGTTCCAACTAGATACAAGTTTAAGTGATGCTGAGAAGTTTCCCCTTAAAATGGCAGACCTTATTGTTACTTCCGTTAACCCTAAGTCTGCTCCCGATCAAATCATCTGGTGCTCAGACCCTAAAAACGTCATCAAAGAATTACCCACTGTCGGATTACCAGGAGATTATTTTTACTCTCCAATGCAGCTCCAGGGTGATTGGACGGAATACTCCGAAACCATTTGTTCGGTTGATCCGTCAGGTAGAGGTACCGATGAAACCGCCGCTGCATTCATATCTCAAAAGAACGGCTACCTATTCTTGCACGAGATGCGTGCGTACAGAGACGGGTACAGTGATAATACCTTGCTCAATATACTCAGAGGATGTCGAAAGTATAACGTTACCAAACTTGTTATAGAAACTAACTTCGGTGACGGTATTGTCTGTGAACTCTTCAAAAAACACCTACAGATGACTGGTCAAGCTATAGATGTAGAAGAAGTTAGAGCTAACGTCCGTAAAGAAGACAGAATAATAGACTCACTCGAACCTGTCATGAACCAACATAGGTTAGTAGTAGACAAAAAAGTAGTAGAGTGGGATTACGCTTCTAATACAGATGAAGCTCCTGAAAAAAGACTTCAATACATGCTTTTCTATCAAATGGGACGCATGTGTAGAGAAAAAGGTGCAATAAGACATGATGACAGATTAGACTGCCTTGCACAAGGTATTAAGTACTTTACAGATGCTTTATCTATCTCTGCTCATGAAGCAATTAAGACAAGAAAAAGAGAAGAATGGGAGTCTTTACTTCAAGACTTCTTAGACAATCCTCATACTTCTGCTGAACATATTGTCTTTGGAATGAACAAAGAACAAAGAGACAAGGCTAACAGATTAGATAAAGGTCAAAGCTCAGTCCCTACCTGGGTTTAACGCAAGTCGTTACGTATACAGGGGAGAGAAGGGTGGACTCGCCCCTCAAGGGGAAGACATTGCCTACTTCGTAGACAACTCTTCCCCTTTATACATATCTCGACAGAGGTTCCGAGATACTTATAACACCTTCACCTAACACCCTAACTAACGTAATGAAGTTATTCCTTGATACAGCTATTGTATCTGATATAGAAGAAAGACTATCTACTGGTCTTATATCTGGTATTACTACCAATCCTACACTTATTAGAAAGAGTGGTAGAGATCCGTGGAAAGTATATTCGGATATAATTGAATTAGGAGTAGAAGATCTAAGTATTGAAGTTAATGGTGATGATTCTAAAGAGTTAGTTCGTAATTCAATGACTGCTCATGGAAACTACGGTAACGTAGCTACAATTAAACTTCCTTGTACCATTGAAGGACTTAAAGCTTGTAAATATCTATCTACTATCGGTATTAGAGTTAATATGACACTCGTATTTAGTACTTCTCAAGCGATCCTTTGCTCATTAGCAGGTGCTACTTACATATCACCCTTTATAGGTAGGATGGATGATAATAGTCTTACTGGTTTAAGTTTATTACATGATATATGTGATGTATTTGAGAAACAGAAGGTTAAAACACAAGTATTAGCTGCTTCTGTACGTGATGTGCAGTCAGTTGGTAGAGCATTCGAGTTTGGTGCTCATATATGTACTATTCCTCCTAAAGTTTTTGATAATATGTCTGAACATGTACTAACAGATAAAGGATTAGAGCAATTCAACCGTGACTTTATGACATAAATTTCTGAAGTCTAATAAGCGGTGTGGCAAGGACGGAATTCCCCCATGCGGGGGCGCGCGGGCGCGTTAGTTGGAACACTCGCGCGTTATTTCCTGTCCAAACCGTGTCCAAATGTCTTTTTACCTGGCCAGATCCATTGATATGACTAGGCTGCGTAACTGTGTGAGAGGCAGTTATGCAAGATACACGCGTGGTTCTATATTCGCGGGAGCGTAGTGTAGGCGCGCGGTAGTTGGTACCACATGTGGTGTGTGTTGTGCGATCTGTGCGCGACCCCTAGCTTCGCTAATGAATTACCAGCTGATTGATAAGTTATGCTAATATCCACTGCTATCACTGTTGTTTGGAGGAATAATGTGGTAATGTCAGCAAATCAACACCAAATCAGGCTTGACTTGTGGATCCGGCTCATGTAGATTGATTCTTGAAGATTGAGATCTTTCGAACTCTCGTTAGAGGGTGAGAGAGTTCTCAAGATTCAATCAGAATCAACTAAGAGAACTTTCTGGTGGTGTCCCTTCAGCCAGCTCTCAACCGTACCTCGACAACTGAATAATTCCCAACGATCAACTGCAGTCAAGCTGACTGCCCAGCGTTGAGTAGCTGACTAACGAAGCCTCCAGGAGATGCCAACGAAGTTGTAGGGTAAACATGAATGAACGAACAGCCCAGAATGCATCGGCGTTCATCAAGGTTCGAGTCCTTGACTGGGTTTTGTTTACTTTATTTATTATGCAATTAACTTTGTTTCCAATGTTCAATGGTTCAGCTCTTGTCAATGACAAGGCGTCCAAAGATCCAGCTGTACTAGCAGCTCTCCAGTCCTTACAAGGACAGGGATGGCCTAGTTCATCTGGACTCGGTGCTCACTACTACGTAGATTCCGAGACTATCACAGATCCTGATGAGCTTCAGGAATACTGGGAAGAGTATCAAGTATAGCGTGATGCTGAGGATCAAATCCTCACTCTTTCATTGTTCAATTATATTATCATGTTTTATTACACAGTTAACTGTCCTTCTAATCCTGTAGAGAATAGGACATTCAAAACCTTAGACGAGTGCTGGGGTTTATGTCTTTCTTTATCTGAGTTATTCGGATATGCTGAGGTCAAGTATGGCCGCTGCTTCATGGGTTCCTATACCAATGGAGCTTAACCTGATGGGTATTAACTGAGGTTCAACTCCTTAGTCAGGTATTGGGATATCATTCCCATTTAATTACATCGTTCATTACTAACATGCGAAAGATTGAAAGAGAAATGCTCTTTGCTATCAACAACAAAGGCAACTGGTCTAAAGCCAACACCTCAGTTAAGAGATGCAAGGACGGATATCTCGGTGATGCCATGCGAGTTGAGCTTCATGGTAATCACATTGCAACCATCAGTGACACTGGTCGTATAAAGATTAGTGATGCAGGATGGCAGTCTAACACTACCAAGTCACGACTAAATGCAATCCTCACTGAGCTTAAAGGATATGCCTACGGTATATCACAACGTAAGTTCGAATGGTTCTTATCTGATAAGAATGGTGAGTCTGATATGTATTCAAATACTTGGTATGAAATCGATGCGTTAAACATCGGAGTCTGATAGGTGTAGCAAGGGTTCGACTCCCTTGCCAGACATCAGGGATTTAACCCTGAATTGTTAACTTACTTCATTCATTATGTTTATCACAGTACCAACTCGTACATCAGCTGCCATTGAATCACTCAAGGTTGACTTGCTTGCAAGGAAAGCAAGAGTTATATTCCAAGGTAGCTATGAGTACGAGTATGAGAATGTATCAGCTAGAGCAATAGCAAATGTATTGTTCAACCCTGATGTATCACTAGGTTTCTGGGTTAATAACAACTGCCTTAAGGCTGATAGAGTTATTGATCAAGGTATCACTGAGACACAGTTCTCTGGTGCACAGTTACCATCATTTGTATAAACAAATAAGCTAGTAGTCAAGGACTACAGCAGGGTTCAAGTCCCTGCCTAGCTCTTACCCAATCGGGTAAATGTTCACTTATTAATTATCATCATGCAATTAAACATCGGATTATCTAGTGCCTATGATGTAATCAAGGACACTTACGATTATGAAACATGCAAGGAAATTGTAGAGCATGGCTGCGTATCAGGTGTGGCACATGACCACATCTATTACAAGGACACTCTATCTTTCTTTGATAAGTATGAAGATGAGATGATCGAGTACATCACTGATGTATTAGGTGATGAAGTGATGGATTCTTTATGGGTTCAAAACACTGGTAACATTACAGGTTATAAGAATGATGTTACTTGGTCATTCATTGAGCTTGTTGCTATGTCTGTCGTTGATAGCGATGAGATATATGCAATACAAGCATAACAAGGACGCAAGTCCTTTCCTGGTCCATTCGTATAATGGTTAGTACGCTACCTTGTCACGGTAGTAATGCGGGTTCGATTCCCGCATGGACCGTTGGGGTTTATCTGGTGGTACCTCAATACTAGTTAAAAAACCAGAGTGAAGAGTTAAATAGGGCGCATCAATAACAGTCATGAATGTTATTGTTGTAAGTCGCAGTCGCGATCTTGCATACAGGGTTGAGCCTGGGGTGTGGTGCAACTCCACACTATGTAATTGCCTCTCAATGAGAGAGGTGTATTTAATTATGTTACTTCCTTTGGCATTCTTGCCATTAGCATTAACTTATTTAGCTGTATTTCATTTCAACCCATGAAGTATGAAGATGCATTGACCTATACTATTACTGAGAAACTAACTAAAGCTCAGTTAATAGAGATAGCTCATTCATTACAAGATCATTGTCTTGTTGATGAATTAACTGTAATACCAATGAGTAAGTATTACATAGACATACGTACTAGATGGCAAACACATCTCAATGAGACACGTTTACTATTCAAGGACATAGTTAATCTAGGACGTAACACACGTAAGGTGTTAGTTACTGCCATGAATAACATGGACTAAGTAATACTTAATCATCACAATCACGGCTGCTATTTATTAATTAATCATGACACTTTCATTCGAAACTACACACGAGTACTACCTCAAGGACGCATCAATGTACTACTGCGAGGATCATGATAGCTTGATGTTAACTCAAGACTATGAGGATCGCTTAGTAATTTGTGGTATTAAACCTGAGACTATACTCAAGTTTGCTCAAGAGATCGTAAAGAAATCACTTGAGAAAGAAGTTACACCAAAGAAGAAAGCTACTGCTAAGTAGATTCTTTCCTCTAGCCCTTCGGGGTTAGATGAAGGACTCAACTCCTTCGTTGTTTATCAAGGACTTAATGGCATTACAATTAACACCTAAGCAAGAAGAAGTCTTAATGATCGTATCTGAGCAAGAGGGTAGACACCCTAGTCAAATGCTTAGTCTATTAATAGATAACGGTGTTGACTTTTGGTACTGCGATAACGTTGCTCCCTTTAAATCAGAGAGAGGAGTTATCACGGACACATCAGGTACAGGATTATGGGAGGAAGCACAGAACTTTCACCATACATATAACAAATAGACTCTCTCCTCCAGCCCATACGTGGGTTGGATGAGGGATTCACATCCCTTACCATCACATTACCAAGGAGGTTAATTGAACTTAAACAGTGCTGAACTTATACATCTCATTGGTAGATTTAACCATATCAATCTGCGTCCTAGTTCTTGCACTATGAGTAGCAAGGAAGTACACACATTGAAGGAGAAACTACTTAATGAATATTATATTAAAGTTCAAGGACGCGGATACTAAACGCAAGAACAAAGGTAGACGTAAGCCACAACAATTACGCCAAGCTAAAGCTAGAACTAAACAATTAGTACGTAAACTTTCACAAACTAATTAACAATGAATCTTCACAATCACGCGGCGCTTGGTAACACTAAGCTACTAAGATATGTCGTACTAACTAACAAGAATGAGTACATAGTACAAGGTACTGATAACATCGAAGCTGGCTATCGTGCTCTCAACTTAGCAGGATTACTAGATGAAGAACTCAAGGACGTAATACCTTGTGAAGACGAGGACACACGTGAAGTGTGGACTGGAAAAGACTATGATCAAACGAGGGATTATGAAAAGAAAGTCTAAACATTACTATCCAAATAACATCAGAGCTGTAGCAGAGACGGAGGATGAGTACTTTCCAGCCATGCCTTTCGATGTATTCTATGCTCATTATGTACGTAATTGGTTACTACCTAGTAGTCATGAGTGCGTTATCAGAGCTACATCATTAAAGACTGGTAAGGTAAAAGAGTATTCATATAAGTATAGACGTGCTGCTGAGAATAAGATTAAAGCTCTAGTACATACACATGAATTTGTTGTATGTGATCATGATTCTATACATAAACTATCACCACACCCAAAGAACCGTGAAAAAACGAACAAAGCAGATACGTCTAGCTGAGTTGATCAGGGACGTAAAGGATCATCCATACAGGGATGAATTAATTAAACTTATGGAAGAACAACTCATTGATGATGTAAACTAATGCCAACACCTGCTCAAATAAATGAGCAACTTAATCATGAACGTGATGCTATTGCTCAAGGTCTTAAGAGACTTAAGGACAACACTAAGGACTTAGAAGAAAAGTCTTATGCTTCAGCATCTATCTATGGTATAACAACAATTGATGCGCTCTTACCTTTAGTTGTTTCTAGAATAAAAGAGACTAACAGTCGTATACATGAGAGACATATAGGTAGAGCTTTTAAAGAGATACATAAATACCTATCTGATATTGAACCTCTTGCAGCTGCAGCTATAGCATGTAAGATAACAATAGATAATGTATTTAGTACCAAGGATGAGAGTAATCAGATAATAAATATATGTGATTCAATTGGTAAGGGTGTAGAAAATGAGTGTCAAATGCGACACTATGAACACCATGCACCTGGCTTATTGAATACACTTAAGAAGAATTACTGGCATAAGTCTATTGGTACTGATCAAAAGGTTGTAGTGATACAAACACTTATGAATCGTTACGAGATACAGCAATGGGATTCTTGGGGTCGTGGCAATAGGGTTAAGCTAGGTGGTTGGTTACTTAGCTGTATCATAGACACAAGTAAATGGTTTGAGAAAGAGATTAGACGTACGGGACGTAAGACTAATAGTTATGTCGTACCTACAGCTGAGTTCATGGCTATCAAGGATCAGGTAATGTACAATGCTGAATTGTTCAGCCCATTAGCTTGGCCTATGCTAATCGAACCAAATGACTGGACACCTGAAAAGCCAGGTGGTTACTTGCTTAACGAGATAATGCGTGGGCATGACATGGTACGTAGGAGCAAGTCGTCACGTATACAGGGAGAAAAACCTTTTGAGTTCCTTAATAAAATACAAAAGGTTGCTTATACCCTGAACCCTTTCGTTGTTGAGGTCGCTGAAATACTCCAACGGAAGGGTAGAAGTGTAGGTAAATTTCAGCCGATATGTAATCACGACCTACCGCCTAAGCCAGCCAATATAGAGGATAAAGAAGTTCGATTTGCTTGGAAGAAGGCAGTTACTGAGGTAAGGAATAGACAGGCTCAAGAGTTTAAGAAGTCTTGTCGTACAAGGATGACAATGGAGACAGTAGAACGCTTTAAGAATAAAGAAAAGTTCTATATTCCGTGGTCTTTTGATTACCGAGGAAGGGTTTACCCTATCCCTGCATTTCTAACTCCACAAGATACAGACTTTGGAAAGAGTCTTATAAGATTTGCTGATGAATCCTTCATGGATGAAGAGGCAGAGAGATGGATAAGGTTTCAAGTAGCAACTACTTACGGTTTAGATAAAGACACTCTTAACGAGAGACTAGCTTGGACTTATGAGAATGAATGGTTAATAGAAATAATTGCTACAGATCCAATAAGTAATCTTCCAGATTGGGAGGGAGCTGAGGAACCTTGGCAATTCTTAGCTGCATGTGATGAGTTCTATCACTGTGTAATAAAGAGAGATCGAGTAAGCACTGGTCTACCTGTAGCTATAGACGCTACATGTAGTGGTCTACAGATACTTGCAGGTCTCGCTAAAGATAAATCAACAGCCAAACTTGTTAACGTCTTACCATCAGATAAACCACAAGATGCTTATAAAGTAATAGCTGAAACATCTAAGCCAAACATACCTGAGAACCTACGTCCTCATTGGGATCGTAGATGTACTAAGCGTACTGTAATGACTATACCTTACAACGCTAAACCCTTCAGCAATAGGCAGTACATATTAGATGCCTTTATTGATAGAGGTTTAAGGTGGACTAAGATAGATAAGAATGGTAAACCAACCATCTTAGATAGATCGCTTAAGTATGAAGTTGCTGGTCAAACTGGTACTGTATTCTCTAATGAAGATCTCAAGTTAACTGTTAAAGCAGTTAGAGATGCTATGAATATTATAGTGCCTGGACCTATGAGAGTAATGAAGTGGATAGAAGATGAGGTTAGCAAAGCTATTAAACGTGGAGTCACTGAACTTCAATGGGTAACACCATCAGGCTTTGTTGTCTCTCAGAAACTATTCAAGAAAGAAGTTGAACGTATTACCTTACAAGTATTAGGTCAGTGTAATATGAGAGTAGCTACTGGAGATAGTAACACAGTAGATAAAGCTAGACATAAGGCAGCTACTGCACCTAATCTAATACACTCTTTAGATGCTAGTTTATTATGTTTAGCATCTTTAAAATTTAATAATCCAATAGCTCTAATACATGATAGTGTCTTATGTAGAGCTACAGATATGACAGAGCTATCTAGGATAGTCAGAGAAACATACATGCACCTGTTCGCAGAGCATGATTACCTAACAGATTTCGCTCACCAGATAGGTGCGGAAACTGAACCACCGATTATTGGCGACCTTAAACCAGAGTCAGTAATTGAATCCACTTACTTTTTTTGTTAATGAGAAACATCCACGTCACACCTGATCCCGTTGTACTAGAGGGGTATCAGGCTGTAATGAAGCCAAGTCAGTACGGCTATAGCTTAAGAGCTGTAGTAGGTAAGGACTTGATAGATCAGTTAGAAGAAGAGAGAGTTGATTGTCTTAAGTGGGCTGAGTCTAAACTCAAGAACCCTAAGAGATCATCACTAAAACCAGAACCTTGGGAGGAAGTATCTGATGGAAAATACATCATCAAATTCTCTTGGAATGAAGAGAAAAAACCACCAGTGGTCGATACAGAAGGTACTCCTATTACTGACGCTAATACTCCTGTCTATGCAGGAAGTACTGTCAAGCTAGGATTCATACAGAAACCTTACCTACTACGAGATGGTATCTCATATGGTACATCCCTGAAGTTATCAGGTGTACAGATAGTAACCGTACAAGGCGGTGCAGGGGTCGATACAGGCGACTTAGATCAAGCAGGTGTAGCTGAACTATTCGGTAAAACAAACGGCTTCAAGGCTGGAGAACCTAACGTAGAGGCAGCTGGCACACCTAGCTCAGTAGAAGATGACTTCTAATGTTCAGGTCTGAACTAGAAGAGAAGGTCTCAGATTTACTGTGTGAATTAAAGATTGATTATGAATATGAACCGACAAGGATTCCATATGAAATACAACATAATTATTCACCAGATTTCTTATTACCCAATGGAGTTTACTTAGAATGTAAAGGCTATTGGGACAGTGCAGACAGAAGAAAGGTAAAGAATGTAGTGGAGCAACATCCAGAGATAGATTTAAGGATGGTCTTTCAAGCTCCATACAATAAGATCTCAAAGAAATCAAAAACAACGTACGCACAATGGTGTGATCGTCACAAGATCCCGTGGTGTGCGTACCACAATATACCAATCGAATGGCTCACATAGAGAGCGAATTTGTTAGGCATACAGCTTGTGAGAATTGTGGTTCATCTGACGCTAAAAGCGAATACACAGATGGCCACACTTACTGCTTTGTATGCCACACCCGAACCCCAGGGACTGGGGAAAATCATCACAATCACGAAATGTCAACCAATGTACAACTCAAAGGATCTGCCGTACGGCTGCAACGTAGAGGAATCAGTGAGGCGACAAATCAAAAGTATAAAATCTTCAGAGATGGAGAACTCTTACGCTTCCATTATTTCACAAGCGATGGAATACTTCAAGGAGCGAAGGTAAAGACTAAGCAAAAGGACTTTTATTATGAAGGGATATCTACTGATACTTTGTTTGGTCAGCATTTATTTCCTAGTAGCGGTAAACGGATCATTGTTTATGAAGGTGAATTAGACGCTGCCTCTGGTTATGAGGCAATGACAGGTTGGCCACATGTATCGCTACCACATGGAGCTGCTAGTGCCAAAAAAGATATACAGAAACAATACGATTTATTCCAAGGCTATGAGGAAATTGTTCTCTTCTTTGATGGAGATGAGGCTGGAAGAAAAGCAGCGGAGGATGCTGCAGGTGTACTACCACCAGGGAAGGTTAAAATTGCAAGGCTCGAATCCTATAAAGACGCTTCAGAAGCTCTGCAAGCGAATGACTCAGAAGCAATAAGGAAAGCTATATGGGATGCAAAGCCATATCAACCTGACGGAATAGTAGATGCCAAGACATTACTTAAAGAAGTAACTACACCTCAAAAAGAATCAGACCATGACTACCCATACGAGGGACTTAATAAGAAATTACGAGGGATCAGGTACGGATCACTTGTCACATTTACTAGTGGAACTGGCCAAGGAAAATCGACCATCACCCGTGAAATTGCAACTCACTTGCTCAACAAAAATGAACGGGTTGGATTCTTGGACCTTGAGGCAAGTAATAGACAAACAGCATTAGGTCTTATGTCTACTGCTGTAGGTAAACCATTACACATAGGTGAACACAGTGAAGATGAACTCAGAGAGCATTTCCAAAACACAATTGCTAATTGGAACCTTTATATGTTTGATGGCTTCGGGAGTTACGATCCTGATGTCGTCTATAACCGCATCGAATATCTTGCCAGTGGCTTGGAATGCAGGGTTGTGTTCTTGGACCACTTATCCATACTTTTAAGTGGACTTGATGGAGATGAACGTCGCATGATAGACCAGACTATGACTAAGCTTCGTAGTCTTGTTGAACGTACAGGCATCACTCTTTTCTTAGTAAGCCACTTAAGGAGAGCTAGTAATGATAGAAAATCCTCAGAGGAGGGAGGTCGAGTATCTCTTTCCATGTTACGAGGGTCTCATAGCATATCTCAAATTAGCGATGCAGTCATCGCTTTGGAAAGAAACCAGCAGAGCGAGGAAGCTAGAAGTGATACGACTCTTAGAGTCCTTAAGAATAGATATTCAGGCGAGACTGGAATAGCTACGAGGCTTACATATGATTTATCCAACTGCCGATTTAGTGAGAATGATGTTACGGAACCATCCTTTCTACGTGGAGCCAGCCAAACAGCGGAAACCACGGATTTTTGAGGAAGGAAAATATGAACACCCATGGTATGAACATGCCAAGGAACCACCAAAATTAAATAAACCTAAGCCACCCAGCGAGGCGGCAATTAAGAAAGCTCAGTTTAAAGATAAAACCTATTCGTGGCAGAAGAAATGACACTCGTCTTTGACCTAGAAACAAATGGTCTACTGCACGATGTAACACGAATCCATTGCATAGCAATATATGACTCCACTACAGATGAGATAGAAACTTACAATGACGAAAAGAACAATAAGTATTCCATTTCAGAGGGAATTAATAAGTTACTTGTTGCTGACACGATTGTTGGTCATAACATTATTGGTTTTGACATCCCGTGTATTAGCAAACTATATAACTATTTCACTCCCAGTCATCGCATTGTTGACACTCTTCTTCTATCACGTCTATACCACCCAAATATCTATGACATAGACCATAAGCACAAGTGGAGACACATGCCACTGCAGCTCTATGGAAGACATAGCTTAGAGAGTTATGGCTACCGTCTAGGAGAATACAAGGGAGAGTTTGGTAAGACAAGTGATTGGTCAGAGTGGAGTCAAGAGATGGAGGATTACTGCGCTCAAGACGTAGAAGTTACAAAGAAATTATGCGACCACTTTCACCCTTACCTGACTGGTGCTCGCTAGAGCATTCAGTCGCACAAATACTCACCCAACAGGAATTACATGGATGGTACTTTGATGAACGCGCTGCATGGGAACTTGAATCGTCTCTCCGAAAAGAATTGGAAGAGCTTAGTCAAGTACTACGAGACAGGCATCCTTTCGTTGCAGGATCAGAGTTTACTCCTAAACGAAATAACCGAATCTCAGGTTATATCGAAGGTGCATCCTTTTGCAGATTAAAGGAACTCAACCCAACTTCAAGAGACCATATCGCATGGATATTGACAACTCATTATGGATGGACACCCTCATTAACAAGCTCGAACGGGAAGCCCGTAGTAGACGAGATCGTCTTAAAGGAAATTGGGACGGATATAGCTCTACAAT